CAGCCTTTTGCAAATTGATTAATGTAAGGATCTTCGCCTCCCTTGCTGATAAAAATCCATCTACTCATTTGCGTTCAATATCCTCTTCAATGCAGTTTTCACCATACTGAATTTCAACCACCTGCAACGGCTTGTCTGTTTCATTTGCAAGCATGTGCCACTGCATGTTATCTATGTGTAACGATTCGTGTTCCTTGTAGGTTCCATGTAATTCATAATCCGTGGATTGCGTGTCTATTGTATAGACTGTTGCTGTACCTTTTGCCACAAACCAATGTTCTGCTCTATCCTTGTGTCTCTGCATGCTGAGAGTTTTTCCAGGATCTACAGTTAGTTCCTTAACCTTTACCCTGTTGCCATATTCGTGAACTACTCTATAATAACCCCATGCTCTTTGTGTCTTTGGTGCCTTCCATTCAGTAAGTATCCAACTGCTCGAGTTCTTTTTGTCTTCGCCACCAACACCAAACTTGAATAAAATCCTAGGATCGCTTATAGAAAGCATTTCTAAAATGTTACCTTCGGTTCTATCACCACCGTTGGCAAAAATTATTTTCTCGCCGCTTTTCCAAAAATCTAATACATACTTGATTGCTTCTGTGGCACTATCATTACTATCATCAAATTCAATTACTTGATCAACGCAGCCCAATGCTTCGACAATGGCTGCACGTTCTTTCCAAGGCATAAATGCTCTGCCTTTCTTGCGCTCTAACCAATCATCAGAATTAACTCCAACAACTAGATAGTCTCCTAAATCTTTTGCTGCATTAAAATAGGCAATATGTCCAGAGTGTAGCGGGTCGAACCCACCCGTAACTAATACAATAGTTTTCATAGTTATATTTATATGACCAGTTAATTGGATAAATATAGAAGTGAAAAGGATTATAATATGAAAATTCTTATATGTGGATTGCCAGGCAGCGGCAAAACTACTTTAGCAGAACCTTTTAGCAAACTAATTGGCGCGGTATGGATTAATGCTGATGCCGTCCGAACCGAATATAATGATTGGGATTTTACGCCAGAAGGGCGTATTCGACAAGCACAACGTATGCGTTATCTAGCAGATGGAATAGTAAAGGCTGGAAAAATATGTGTTGCAGATTTTGTGGCACCCACTCCTCAGGCACGTGATGAATTTGGTGCTGATTATGTAGTATGGATGGACACAATTAAAGAAGGCCGTTTTGAAGATACTAACAAGATGTATGTTCCATTAGAAAAAGGTCAATATGATTATCACGTAGCCGAATGGTTTAACGATACTCATGTTCAACTAGTAGAAGTTGTAAAAAACTACATGCAAAAACAAACGAGGTAAACATGTTTGATTGGAAGAAGCCAACTACGGAGATGCTAGGTAGATGGCAACCGTGGCATCCAGGCCACACAGCATTGTTTAAAAAAGCATTCGCTGAAACTGGACAGGTAGTAATCATGGTAAGAGATGTTGGAGGCATTGTTGGAGAGGATGCTGGCGCAGGGAGAACCGTTGCACAGAACGATAATCCTTTTGAATGGGATCAGGTGAAAAATAATATTATTGATGCACTTTGGAAAGAGGACTTTAGAGAAAATGAGGATTACATTATAATGCGTGTTCCTAATATTGTGGATATTAGTTATGGTCGTGGCGTTGGGTATACTTTCACCGAACACAATCTGGGTGAAGAAATTCATAATATTAGTGCTACAAAAATACGTGCTAAATTGAGAGAACAGGGAAAGTTATAATGGTATTACCGGACATAAGAGAAAAAAAATCATTTCATTTGTCCTTGATTTATCCCAATCTTCCTCCCGAAGGATCACCTTATCGATTTATACACATTCCTAAAACAGCAGGAACAAGTGTTAGGAATTGGTTAGCCAAAATTTCTAATATTGAAATTTATTATGGTAAAGGTCAAATTCCATTGAATCAACGAAATAATTTAAAATCAAAATCCGTAATTGGAATGCATAATCCTGCCGAAAGGTTTAATGAAGAAAGCATCAAATTTACAGTTGTAAGGCATCCATATACAAGATTGTATAGTGCATATAATTATATAAAAACTAATATAAATTTGCATGAAAAATTTAGAATTCCTGATATTAGTTTTGCTAATTTTATCGAGGATTACGTGTATTGTGAGAAGTTTACGGAATTTTTTGTTACCCAACGAATTTTTCTAGTTGGTAGATTAAAGCGTACATACTTGCATGTTAATCATATTTTCAAAATAGAAAATTTAGAAGATGAGTTACAGAACTTTTTTGATGTTGATTACCCATTACCTAATTATAATTCTATTAATACGGATAATGAGGAATTATTAGAAGTACTAAAGGATAAACGATTAAAAAAAATTATAGACGATGCTTACAAATGGGATTTAAAACACTTAAACTATTCTGCCGATCCTGAAAAAATGTATCAGTTTGAACCCCTCGATCATAATAAACCCTATTAAAGAGTAGCATCATCTAACCCAGCAGTTCTTAACTTAACAATGTTTGATAACTGCCATTGCTTGATGTCAAGGCCCTTGATAATGCCCAGCCACTTGTTACGCAGTAGAGCAAATTCGTTAATGATCTTTTCAAAGTCAACAACATCTGCTTCACCGTCAACAAATTTTTCTGCATCTCTAGAACTTAATTGTCGCTGATAATTCTCAACATATTTTCTAAAATGACTTGCCCGTAGTCTTCTTAGTTCAATGTTAAGATACTCAAGTATGGCTTCAATTTCCTGTAATTGTCCAAAGCGAGTTTCAACTATTGCGGGCATGACTGCTGATGCCCTTTCGATTCTGCCGGTGATATTAGTTTCTTTTTTGGCCTCTATCAGTTCTTTTTCGTAGTAGTCTACAGCCGCAGGAATATTTTTGATATCCCTTGAAACCTTATCATACCAATTAGTCATACACTAGTTCCATTCATCGTCATCATCGTCAAGTGGTTCGTCCTCAAGAACGTATTCAAGTGCCGTGTCAAGATAGGTATCTATTCCTAGCATACCTTCAAGCATAGACTCAGGAATGTCATAATCTAGTAGAGTATTGACGTATTCCTGAGCCGCATCTGCCTTGTCCTTTTCAGAAATCTTGTCACTAAGGACGTTCCATATGTCCGCTAACATGTTAGAGTTCATATTCTTATTCTCCATTTACAGATTCAACTTCCTCCTCAACGGTTTCTTCTGCATCTGCAATGTCAGGCGTGTTGCCAATATCATTAATGATCATGTCCAACTTCTCACCAACCCACGCTTTTCTATATTCCAAATGCGTCTCACCTTTAAGGTCAGTGTATTTAAGTCTATTACCTTCTTTCTTAAGCAAACCTTTTGCTTCAAAAAGATCTACGAGTCCACTGTAAGGATCCATTCCTGTTTCATATGGAATCTTAACTTGAACACTTTCAAATGGTTTTGCGTAACGTGTTTTCATAACCTTACACGCGGCTCTGATACCACGCACATCAGTTACCTTGTTACCATCTTCATCTTCTTTAAGTTTCAATTTACGCATTGCTACTACAATAGATGAAGCGTAAATAAATCCTTGTCCGCCTGATATTTTATCATCTGGATCAAACATATCCTGTGAAGCGTATGTGTGGTTGGTACATACCATGCCCACATTGTAACTTCCAATCATGTTAACTGTGTTACGTACAAGTGCTGTTAGGGCCTTGGGTTTTCTACCCATGTCACCCTTCATGTCACCCTTGTTAAATTGATCAACATCAGTGGGTGTTAACAACATGCCCAACGAATCAATAACGAACAGTACTTTTGGACGTTCTTCTTCTGCCATGTCACGATACTCTTTCATAAATTCTGAAACAGTCTTTGCAACATCGTCAATCATTGACATGTTTAGTTTAAGCAATTTTTCTTCAGAAGTATCAACATTCAAAGCCTGCAACCATTTTTCATCCAATGCATTCTCTGAATCAATTAGTACTACAAAGATACCCTGCTCTTGTGCTGCCTTTACAATGTTTGCTGAACAGAAGTAAGATTTACCCGATCCTGATTCACCAGCGAACACGGTAACCTTACCTAGTGGAACACCCTTGTGGAAGTCGCCACTAATCAAATAGTTTAGTGCTAGATTTCCTGTTGAAACCCAGTCAGTAGGATCGTTAAATCCTACACCAAGGCCGTCAATGCTCTTGGTTAGTGTCTTTCTAAATTTAGAAATGTCAAATGCTTTTGCCATATTACCTTTCCTTTGTTAAGAAGTGTGTGAGACCTCGCTGAATACCGAATGGAGGTTTTTGCCGGAACTCACACACAAACTCTTTACTGTTGTCTGTTACGGATCATTGCCAAAATGTCCTGAGCTCTGTTAGCACTGTCGGAAGTTTCCTTTGGTGCTTCAGTTGCCTCAGCCGCTGGTGCTGTTGCTGCTGGTTGTGGAGCAGGAGCAGTTTCAGTTGCTGGCGCATTAGTCTGCGCAGGAGCAGT